CATGCTGACCGGATCGCACAAAGAATTTATTGCACGACCCGGTAGCATTTCCCGGTCAGGGGAGGGGATACACACTATAGGTTAAAATCACAAATACCAAAACCAGTCGCACTTGCAGTTGCCCTACATGCACCGACTAATTCATCGGTGATTGCAGCAGCAGGCATCGCGGTTCCAGCAGCACTACCCGCAGCCAACTGACATCCCACTACCCAGGTACCCTCAGTATCTACAGGCCATTCGCCTTTCTTGCCGAGATATGTATAGTAGTTGGCCGATGCGCTACAAAGGAACACACCCGTTACAGGCCCTGTTTGAGCGGCACAATCAGTGGTTGGTCCTACTCCGTTGCATTTATTTTTCAATAATGTGCAAAGAGACGCTGTGGTGAGCGCAACTTCAACGCCGTCTTTAAGGCTCAGCCTCAGATCTGCCGAAGCCGCAGCAGACGGATGACCGGCGATCATGTAACTGTATCCGGTTCCCGCTCCACACTCCACCACCAAAAGACCATTTTTGTATAAATCTTTAGCAGCGGCAGTGGCTCCCAAGGTGACTGTGATGGATTTATCACTGACGGAAGCGGTTATCGAAACAGCCACCCTCCCGTGATTTGCCACAGCAGCAGGGCCTTGGGCCAATTGACCAACAGTACCGGCAGTACCTACTTTGCAATATATAACTTCTCTGTCATACGCCAGTGGTTTCACAGAACCCACGATAGTAGTGCCGGCTGATTTACTTTCACGGATACCCTGAACGGAAATTTTAGGGTGTCCACCTTCGGTTAGAACTCTATCCATTGTAAAAACCTCCCATATACGTTATGAGCAACCTTAGAGGGCCAGTGGGCCTGACCCCAGGAGGGCTGCATGATTATTGTTAAGAAATATTCTGAATCTGCTCAAAATACCGGGGTGCTTTGCATATTAAATTACCCATCCAATAGAATCTTCCGGTCTGAGCATCTTCGTCGAGATGCGGCATAAAATCCTGCCAGTGCATATTCCTCTCTGTATGAACGACAAACTCCAACATATCAGTATTGAGAAAAAACGCGAGCCCGGCATCGAAATCATCGTCCACTAGAACCATAGCCTCATTAAACTCAATCCCGCTAAACCCAAGAGCTCTCAGATCGGCATGGGCATCAGACTGATTATATCTTTGCTGAGGAGTCATCTTGCCCCATATGGAATTGTATACTGCCTGTGTTGTCATGATCATATCGGGGTGCTTATTGTTTTTGGAGCAATTGCCATACGCGGTCTGAAACATGCTATTGCTGTATACTCCGCCAGTAGCGTCAAGATTGGCCTTCGCCCATGTATGGGTGGAGCGGTTTATGTTTCCGTAGGTTACGTAGTTTGTGCCGTCATCACAAATAGCCGGAAGGCCGTCAATCTGCCCATCTTCCCCGCCACTTCTCATGCCGTCATTCAAAATCTTGGACATGGTTTCCCTACCATTGTCCATCTTGTCTTCCACAATATTACGGATCTTGTTGCTTCCGAGTGCAATTGCTTCAGTCCAGCCATCAACCGTAACATCCACGTATGCCTGCTTCCAGGAATGGATATAATCCTTGACAGTTTCTTTCTGCACAGTGCTGAACTTGGCGCCTCTTTCGTAAAAACCACCAGGCAGATGCGCGTACCTGGCGCCGGTTCTGATATGCTCTCCAGAATCAGCGAAGTATTTACCCTTGCCTTCTATACGGGCAAGAATAGCATTGTTCATTACTATCTGAGATTCGATCTTCGTCATAACTTCATCGCGCACGAAAGCATCGATCTCTTCTGTATTTAACAGACTCATTTCTATATTCCTCCAAAGAAAAGCGAACTACCTTCGTTCGCGTGGAATCACCTTCAACTGTTTTCTTCCAGAGGACATTTTAGTATCAAGAACAGTGGTTTTTGCTTTTTCTTCCCAAGCAGCTTTTTCTCGGTCAACCGCAGCCTTGATCTTATCTTCGAGAATTTTCTCGCTATAAGTCATCTCAAAGGCTTTTTTGATATCGGTTATCCCTTCTTTCTGGGCAACAGCAATGACTTTTTTGGGATCTATCTTGAGTTCCGGATTATCTCTTTGAATATCCATAAGGCCCAAAATAGTATTGAAACCAGAAGTGAAAAGACCATTCAGGTCTTCTCTGACTTTATTGGTTTCTCTTTTGATACTATCCTTGTCATTGTCATCATCATCGAAATTACCGTCTAGGGACCTCGTGGATGATTCTCCGCCGGAATCTTTTTCCTTTTTCCAAGTGTTATATTCATCAATCAATGGTTGATTATCATTAACCCAAGTATTCCATTTTTCAGCGTGTGCTATCTTCTCGTCATGTTCTTTTTTTGCTTCCGATAGAGTTTGGGTCTTCTTGGTATAATCAGCCTGGTATCCCTTGGCTATCTTGGAAAGTTCGGCTTTCACAATATCTTTTATCTTAGGCGGAAGATGATCCAGGTCTTTGATTTTATCGACATCAATATCGTCAATGTTCAAAGTCCCATCCGCGCTCACGCTTCCCGTAGCCGTGATCGTGGCCGTAGTCCCGGATGCTGTAGCTGCTGCTGTTCCTGGCATAATGCCCCCTTTTTTTTCGACCTATTGATTAGTGAAATTCATTGTCTGATTGAGTCGCGACTATCATAATGAATAACCTGTTAATCAATGTCATAAAAAAATCTGAATAGAATTGATGCTCCCTGTTATGGGGAGTCTCTTCTAAACGCTTGTTCATGTAATCATACATTTAATACTTCATCGCTTCTTCGAGCTGGTTTCTCTTTTGCTCGAATACATTTTTGTATTTCTGTGAAATAGACTTTTTCTTTTTTTGAGGTTCCGCGGTAGTGGTGGTACTGGGTCTCGCGCTGGTAGTTGTAGTGCTTGGTCTCATGCTGGTGGTAGTTGTGGTGCTAGGCCTCGCAGTAGTGGTTGTAGTAGTAGGCTTCGCAGTAGTAGTTGTAGTGGGAGCGCTTATCCCATGCGATTTTCTTCTTATGGCTTCTAGCGTTATTGGTTTGCCACCTATTTTTACCGTTCCTCGTAAACGTCCCATAATGTATTCCCCTTACATATTATATGTTTTTGCTCATTCCCTCTTGGATTCCCTGAACCGCATGAGGGCTTCTAATATCGCTGACTTTCGGGGCACTGCCACCCGCATTACCGCTAAGGCTGTTCTGTTCAAGAGCCATCATTTTTTCAAGTTCAGCCGCTTCCTCTATTTCGAGCCTTTGAATAATATCCGTACGACCAGGCCAGTCCATTGTTTCCAGGACACCCAGTCTATCAATCAACGGTTTGGGTTGTGCCTGATACATCTGGAGTGCAATCATTGATTTCTGCCAATTATTCATTGCAAGTGAAGAGCCAGGTCTTATCTTGAAAAGAAAATCCTTAAAAGCTTCACGAGGATTCTTAAACATTTTTTTATCTTTAATAATTTTCTCACGAAAAAACTCAAACTTCTCATAATCTTGCCCATTCTTCATTCTCCACATCAATCTCTTGCTTGATTCAAATTGAAAGATTCTGGATATCATTTTCTGTCCAACACGTTCCAGAAGAGCTTCGATGGCTCTTGATTTCAATCGTATGATAGCCATGGCTGCCGTTTGAAGGGCTTCTATGGCTATGCCTGATTTGACCTGCCCGGGAGTGCTCCCCTGTACCACCTCGGTATTACCGGATAGTTTCTCTATGGCCGACTCAAGATAGGCAACCGTGCTAAAGAGACTTTGAGATAAAGGAGGAGGGGGTTCTCTTCTGAGTTCGGATCTGGGTTTTTTCTTAACCTTAAGTCCCGGAACATTATCCAGTTCCTCCCATTGTTCGGGGGATAAGGCATCCGAATCTCCAACCCAAATCGAATTGGTCATCAACAAACCATTCTCAACAATCAATGCAATTAACTTATTGAGAAGAAGCTGAAGTTCTTTCAGGTCAACAATTTCTCCATCTCCCCATGCAGAATCGGGGTTTCTATGCCAGTCTATAATGTCAATGGGGTGTTCTGCGTCCCAGTAAGGATTTTTTTCATCCACAACAATTTGTCCACCCGCTATTATTATATGTCTACCGCCAGGATATTTTAGTTTTTTATGAGCCAGCTCTCTATCTTGCAACCAATATTCCCTGACGAGCGACCGATCAATGGCCGATTTCTTTTTGAGCATGGAAACCACCTTACGAATCACCTTGCCACGCGGTCCTTTGCCCCGTTTCCCCCCCAAAAATGTAACCGGAGCATCCGACTTGATCTCGTCATTGCCATAGAGATATTTCAAAAGAGAAGTAGGCTGTATCTGTTCAATCCTAACATATTCAGACTGGTTCAAGTACTGAGGAGCGGTCACCATAGGATCGAAATTCAGGTTACGTGGATCAATGCAATGCATCGTGATATCGCCCTCGCCATTATGGAGGGATTTATCAAGTAATGTATTGACTCCGCATGTTCCGAAAAGCTCAGCATAGAAAATGACATCAGTCAAAGTCATGTCGAGAGATTGCTCTGACCATTTAGAAATAACAACTTCCTGGAGAGCCTCGGAAACATCTTGAAGCTCGTCCCGGTACGGAAGGATATCTATGAAGGGTTTGGTGTCAGTCATCAAAGATGTCTTTCTCTCAATGGCCTGC